CCTTTTATCAGAAGCTCTAGCTAATACACTACCTAATATTTTAGCAGTCATAGTTCCTACTGGAAATTTACCACCATAAGACTCTGCTGCTATATCTCTAGCACCAATACTACCACTCATTTGTCTTAATTGTTCAGCTAATAATTTATCATACTCTGTTAGATATGATTGTTGTCTAACTGGTGCTTTTAATACTGCCATTAGATTCTTTCCATATTTACATCTAGTTTATTATAATCAACCATTAAATATCCAAAGATATTAGATAATACAGCTTGTGGTTTAACTTTTTGAACTTCTTGAGCTATTACACCTCTAAAGCGTTCTGGACTCCATAAGTAATTCCATTCATAAATATTNAATCCAGAAGGTGATTTACCTACTTTAACTATATTTTCTTTTAATATTTTATCAGAAAATGCTGATGCTATATTACCTATAGCGTTCATTCTAGCACCATAGCCTTGCATATTAGTTGCGTATCTATTATTTGCTGCTTGTCCTTCAGCTTGTGTTGCTGCAAATATTGGTGGTGGAGCTACAGAAATTCCTGGAGTATTTAATCCAGTAGTGGCTACACCCATACCAGCAGAACCAATACTAGGTGAACCAGTTAATGTTGCTAATTCTTCCATTGGTAAACGTCTTTGTAATAAAGTATCTGCTAAACTTTGCGCTCTAGCTTGATTTTGCATTTCTCTTATTGCACTTGCTTCTGCTAATTGTGATTGACGCATAGATTGTGCTTCACCTGCTAATCCTTGACGCATACGCTGTCCTTCGGCTATAGCAGATTGTGCTAACCCTGATAATTGGTCTGCATGTGTCATTTCTAATCTACTCATAGCATCATTATATGCAGTAGAACCTACTGGTAATCCAGAATTAATTAAATCTGTATGTAATGCAGTTTTTTCCATTTGTTGCCCAGGTTGTATGCGACTAAAACCTCTATCAAAATATGCTTTTTCGCTTCTATTAGCGTAATCTGTTAAATCATCTGTACTTGCTAATGGTGTAAAACCTGTTGTATCTACCGCACCTTGAAATGTTGGTAATGCACCTAAATTAAATTCTCCAGAAGGTAATTCTCCTAATCTTTGTCCTGCTACATCTAAATATTGTCCGCCTATTGCTGCTTGTTTTTGTCTTTGCGATTCATATTCAGGTGTTAAACTATAATCCATTCTAAATCTGTCATCACCTAAATCCGTAACAACTGTTTGGTCATAAGGCGAATATATATCAGGTCTATTCATACGACCTTCTAATCTTGCTGTTTCTACATTTGCTGCACCCTGTGCTTGTGCTGCCCCTGTATAATCTGGAGCTGGTGGTGGTTTAGGTGAACTAAATAAATTACTTACAAAATTCATTGTATTTCCTTCCTTAAAATTACTTTTTCTTTTTTATATCCGTTTAAAACTTTTTCCCAACCTGCACGACCAACAATTTCAATATTTTTATAATTACGTTTTTTTTGCATATTTTTCAACTTTTTCCGTAATTTTAATTATTGATTGCAAATTTCCTCCTGCAATTCCTATTCTTAAAATATCTAAATGACTTGCAGTTACAAGAGAACAATTATCATCTTTAAATAATTGATAAGTATTATTTTCAATACCTTTTTCTAAATCTTCTCTTGTTATAAATTCTTGTCCTTTTTCTATTGTTGGAAATAATTGTTCCCATATTTTATCTGTTATATACATTATAAACCACGCCCTCTTTCAAAATATACATCTGTTGCGTGCCATTTTATAGATTGTGCAGTTGTACTTGTTCTTATTCTAATGGCTGCATTCCAACCAATATCAGCAACACTTCTCCATACTTTTTGTGTTTGTACTGTACCACCCCATGTGGCAGAATCCCATGTTGCTGTCGTCCCANTCTGAACCAGTAGTTGTTGCAGAACTAGGAGTATATACACTTGTACCATCATTAAAGTCTACGTCAAAACCAATACTAACTGGTAAATCAGCATTACTACCCATAACTGGTCTTATAGCTGTAAATCTTTTTGGTGAACCTCTACCACCATAATATATAAATGCTGTTTTAGCATCTCCTTGTATTGCTGAATTATCATCACTATCACCATCATCTGCTTGAAATACTTTAGTATTTTCGCCAAAATATAATTCTCCGTTTAATAATTCCCAACAATACGCATTTTGACCTGTAAATCTACCCCATGCACCTGTACTTACATTAAATACATATTGGTCAAAATCTCCTACTGTAGACGTAGGAACATTAAATAAACCATATTGTCCTTTAGGGTATATAATAGCTTGCCAACCAAAAGTTCCTGAAAAACTATTTACTGATTGTAATATACTACCACTTATTTTATCAGATATAGCTTTAGCAGGTGAATTTTCTCCAGTTACTAATGTTTGTGATAAAGGCATAAAACCTTGTTCTGATATTAATACTAAGTCTGAATTAACATTAATAAAACATCTTTTACCTATTGGTCTAGGTAATTTAAATGTACCAACTAAACTCCATTTTGCAGCATCTGATGGGTCTGAACCAGAATATATTGCTGCTTCTCCATGATTAGTTATAAATACAATATAATCATCTGGACCACTACCGCCATCTCTTGTCCATTGTCCTATAGCTTGTATAAAACCACCCATGTTAAATATACTACCTAAATTAAAAGTAGATACAGTACCAGCTACATTATTTATTGGTAAATAACCAAAACTTAATGAATTATTAATACAGAAAAACAATCTTTCTTTAAATACTGTAACATTATTAATTGTAGAACCAGTAACGCCACTTAATGATGGTGTTGCCCATGCACTACCATTGTAATGTCTAGGAGCATCTGCTCCATTTACTATAAATAAATATCCGCCACCAGATATTGTAAAATTAACATGTTGGAATTGTGCGTTACTTAATGATGTAACTACAGCACTACCTACAGAACCAGAACTTGTAACATCATAAATAGCTGAACCACTGGCTGCAAATAATTTATTTGTAGCACCAGAAGAATATGCCATTAATGATTGTACTGTATTAGGTAGACCTGTAGCATGACTTGTATAACCATTTCTTAATGATACATCTGTACTTCCCGGAAAGAAATTATCTAAACGGATTGCGTCAGATGGTTCCATCATATCAGGTGCATCTCTAGTGTTTAAACCACCGATAGGTGCTGGAACTGTTGTACTTTCTCCTGTTGGTTGAAATACCATTAATTAAAAACCTCTTAATGCGTTAATTAATCTCATTTTTTCTTCATCTTCTTCTACATCTTGTTTAGGTATTTCGTATAAAGGAGTATTAGTCCTAGTATCTGCTACATTAAATGTACTTGCTTTTCTTCTTAATGGTTTAGTAGATGTTGATGACGCATTGTTATCATTTGTTTGCTCTACAAGATTAGCTTCTAAATCTAAACCTTTCCCATCATCATAAAAATCATTTGTAACTTCTGGCGTATCTTTTAATGCCCTACTTAAAAAAGTACCTTCTGGATCATAATTGCTATCTAATAGACTACGACCTAAATCATATATACTGCCTTGTTCTGGTTCTACACCAAATACTGCATCTAATGCTTGGTCTTTGTACGAATTTAACAACTGTTTAAGCATTGTTTCATCTTCATAATCTCTATACTGGTCTAAATATAATCTATTTCTAGCCATTATTTTTTACCTTTCCCATAACCACTAGCGTATATTGCTCGTCCTTGTTTTGTAGCTTTAGATTTGGTTTTATACGTTTTTCCTTTATTACCAAATTTATATCCACCTTTTGTTTTTTTAACTGGCATTATAATGTAAAGTTCCCTTCTGGTTCATTAACTGGTAAAAATAATCTAGTATTACCAGACATTCTTAATATAGGTTTAGCACCATCTTTAGCTTGTTTTTCAAATACTTTTAATTGATATTCTTGTAATTGATTATCGTATGGCAAACCTTTTTGTTTTAAAAATCTCCATATAACACCTAATGTTATTATATCTTCATCTAATACTGTAGTATTACTATCGGCTGCAAATTTTTCTGCATCTGCTACTCCATTACCTGTAGTATCTACCCACCATTTAGAAATATATTCAAAATAAATAGAATCATTTACTGTAGGTACTGGATTCATTAATAAATACCCACCTCTTATTCTAAAATAGTTAGTTACGCCACTTTGTACTGATGCTTTTAATCTTTGCCATTCTGTATTGTTTAATGGTCCATAAAACTTTCTATCTGTAGTTCTATTCCACATAGTATCATTACTAAATCTTTCAAAATCACTAGCAATAGAAGCCATAGTTCCTTGACTTTCATTAGCTATTGCAGAATGCGCTTCTTCTTTAATTAATACTTCCCAATCATATCCAGAAACTAAATTTCTTCCTTCTCGATTGGCTGCTGCCAATAATTGTATAACTTGTTGTATCTGTTCGAACCAACAACAGCTATTNGGAGATGGAACTCCAATTTCATTTGCTGCATCTTGGCATATTGTTAATAATGTCATGAGCCAACTACCTGTAATGGTTTAANATCNTGTTTTATCCATAAGNAATTCTTTAGCTTCTTTTCTATAATCTATAGTGCCTTTGCCTAAACCATGACACGCACCATCAGATAATGCTGCTAATTGTTCTACTGATGTAATTCCTTCTAATCTTAAAACGTCTATTTTTCTTTTATTCATACATTCTAAAACATCTAAATTTGTTTCTTTTTTTACTTTAATTTTTTTATCTTTATAAAATTCTGACCATTCTCTTGGAAAATCTTTTTCAAATTCTTTTGCTCTTGGTTCTACTTTGTGTATTACAGAATTAGGATCACCTATAATTGATAATTCAACCATATCTATACCATCTTGTGATTTAAAAAAATTAGCTCTTAAATTTGACATTCTATTCTCCTTTTAAATGGTAGGGGGAACTTAATCCCCCTACTTTATTAAGTTACTCTAAACCACCTGCT